ATGAATATGAATTCTTGTAATCGTTAGAGCCGCGTCCGCTCTTATTAATACTATCTGTGCTCTTTGAGAATAAACTGCCTGTGGATTAGAGACGAATCCCCTTAACTTCTTTACATCAACCCCCAGTATGGCCTGTGTTTGCGCTAATGTCCTCTTGACGTACGCTCCCGAAGTGTCAATAGAAACAGGGAAGTCACCCACTGCGGTTGGTGCACCAACAAATAAGTTACGGATACTTGTCAGTTCTTGTTTTACGAGAGCTAATGTCCCGCCGGGGTCTTGACCAACTACCATTAAATCAGTTAATACCGGCGCGTTCCCAGCCGTCAAATCAGTAATTAGTTTCGGTTCATCTGCCATAATACTCCTAACAAATTAATGGTCTTGAAATATAGTTTGTTCCGATCATCACGTCCGCTATCGAAATGAAACAGCACGATATTTGTCCGCTTACTCCTGTTTGAATCCATTGAGGCTCTTGTGGTTGCCAATATCCTGAAGAAACTGTCTCGTATCTGTCAGGAACCCATGTTTGATAGTAGGTGTACCAAGTTCCAATTGTTGCCTGTGATCCGAAATACGTTGCTGAATTAAAATCTTCTATAAATGTTGTACTACCAGGAGGATTAACATATTCATATACACCATAAATAAAATATCCATATGGATGTTGACTATTAAATGCATAATATTCACGATGGTAAACAGACGTTGTCACCCAATGTCCAGGTTCTACTAACACGCTCGTAGTAGTATTAATCCAAACAGGCGGAGGCGTGTACCAATATCCAGACGTGGTACTTTCGTCGGTTGCCAGACACGCCAAAACAGAATCGCCCGGAGTAATGTAACCTATTCTACAAGTCAAGGTATCATAAACTAAAGTCAAGGCAACGGTATCGCCCTTAATCAACACTTGACCATTACTACCCAAAACAATACCAATTACCAAATCATTCGTAGAAGTAACTAAATTGCCACTTACAGAACCTGCTGCTGAATAACCCTCGACGGCTGGTAATCTTGTACAAACAGAATCATCCAAATAGATAAACGAAATACTGTCGGCTCCATTCATCACGAAAGGTAATTCTTGATTGATTGAGTTAGGTAGAATGTGAATTCCAATTGCTTTAAGAATTCCAGTAGCGGGAACGGTTGAATACGGCTGCATCAATACGCCATTTAAATAAGGCGGGGCAGTAGTTCCCACACAGGCAGCCACGACATAGTTACACCCGTCAGGGATTGTAACCGTCCCGTTCGCTGTTTTGTTATCGTACCCTAATACTGCCATAAGGAATATCCCAATTAGAATAACGTGCAAGATTAATTTTTTCATTTTGTATAATCCTTTCAATTAGATTATACATTATGCCGCCGGTCTCACTGTAATTTCAATCCCACAATAAGTTACCGACGCTCCGGGACTTACTACTGAAAATTCCAATAAATCAGCCGCCGCCGCCCCGTCGTTTGTCAGGTCATCATGCGCTGTATCAATGACCGCCGGAGCCGATGAAGTATTTGTATCTGTCTCGGTTTCATCTATTGTTAAGTCGGTTGATAGCATCGCAGTAGCACCGTTCTTGACGGTCAACACAATTGCCCCGGATGTACTCGCAACCTTACAAGCAGCCGCAACTCCGACTAAAGTTCCCCCATTAAATTTAGTAGGTACTCTCCAATAAGCCTTGTCTCCTGCTACAAGCGCGGTTGCCCCATTTAAAGGAATCCAGATAGCTTGATCTTCTAAAGTATGCAAGCGGGTGAAATTATCGACCATAGGATCGCCTTCGTCCGCTTTTGAAACTCCATTACCTACTGTTGGTTTAGTTATTGCCGTATAAGGTGTAAGTGCCATAATAAACTCCTAGAAATCCCATCCATAAATCGGATCATCCCAGCCACCACTACCAACAACCGGAGTAGTGTCTGCTGTCCATTTTGTAAAGTTGAATATATCCAACCCTGAAGCTCTCAATACCCATGAAAACTCTAAATGTCCTGCCAAGTCTATATCAAATCTAACTCCCTGAATAAAGAAGTCAGAATATAAACCATTGACATCCTCTTTTATTCTCACTCTCATTCCAGGTTCGATATACAAAAATGCGTATAAGTAAATTGCATTTATTGAAGCCTTAATGTGGTAATCATCAATTGAAGTTCTAAAGGTTTTTGTTTGATACAATGAAATTTGAGCCCAACGAGAAGCGACTAAAGGATCGGCTTGATATTTCATGTCGCAAACTAAAGGTGACGGTTCGTATGCTTCAATGTCGGCAGCGTCCTCCTCATAGTATTCAACCGGAATATTTGTATAAACTCCCTTACCTAGTAACTTGAACATTGTGATATATCCAGCAGCACCGCTGTTTGAAATAAAAACTTTGAAATCACCAGTCCCTAAAGTAGAATCAGATGTTATGGGGTCAATAGTAGACACTGTTAGATTTGCAGTTAAATTAGTCCCGGTTCCATCCTCGTTTGCGAACATCAAATAATGAGTAGTGGCAACCGGAGTAACCATATTAATTCCAGACACTTGTTTTGCTATACCTGTTGGATCGCTATACCCACCACTAATTACTACATCCGATGCCCCAGCATCAATGTACATAGGACTCTGTAATTCAAATAAAACAGTTGTCGCGGCGGCATCTACCCTTCTCGGATATGCCCTAAATTTTGCGCTATTGTAATATCCTTGCCCGTAAGGGGTTATGGCACTTTCCTGAACATTATCAAATACAGCTTGAGTCACGGCGGATATTAATAATTTACTTCCATCGCCATCAACCAGGTAATCGCCCACGTCATTAACCGCAAGGTAATCTAATTCAGTCCTTGCCTTTGGGTACCCGTCTAAAGTAGTTTTTTCTTCGTTCCTTGTCAACCGACCTTCGACTCTTAACCCAAATCTAGTAGGGTAGATAAACCCGACTTCGCTCTGAGCAAGTTTTCCAAATTCTGATAATGCGGTAGTGTTCTGATTGTTAATATCAAACAATGTAGGGAATGTACTTTCACCCGTGCAATAATCCGTGGTTCCAGGAGGTTGAAGTCCTGTTGGCATGTTTGCCAAAACTAAAGCCACGCCCTCCATAATAGTTTTATTTTCTGCAAACGGGATACCTTTGATCTCATGTACTGATGCTGTGTACATCCAATCTTTTACAGTTACGCTTACGGTCTTATTGGAATAATTGCCTGAAGTAACATTAATCCCGTCTTTTGGTATTTTTCCTTCCCACTTCTTAATATAATTACCGTCTAATACAAATCTAATCCTCACCTTCAATCCGGGTTTGAATCCACTTCTACAATTAATATGACCGGGTGAGTAATATCCTACTAGTCCGGCACTATTTGATTCGTTGTTATCAAGTGTAAACGTAGAAGAACCTATGTCCCCCACTCGATCTAGAATCTGATTACCAAATATTCCATATTCTCCATGAATGACACTAACGATGTCTCTTTTAAAATCAGTCCAGGCACCGTTGAAATATCCTTCTACATAATAGTTTTCAAACTCTGCCATTAAACGAGTCCTAATTGTTGTAACTTTACGGCCAAAGCATCACCAGTAGCTTTTCCAATTTCTTTAGCCGTTGGATAGGATTGTTGCGATTGTGAGTTGCTTTTTGCAGGCGTAACCATTCCTCCTTGACTTCCAGTCAATAAATAAGTTTTACTACCCTCGCTGTATAATTCTGGTTTACCACCTTCAGCAACTTCATACATCGCGCTTGCAACCGTAAACCCACCGGACGCCCTTCCCGGTTGTTCATAAAAAGGATCTGTCTCAATAGTTCCCCCTTTTATTATTTGTTTTGGGTCAATTACTGTATAATAACCACCTTCTTCACCTGTTGTATCGCTTATGTCTTCGGGCACTCCAGAATAATCGTAAACTACGGTAACTCTAGCCGTCTTACTTTCTGGATTAAAGTTACTCCATTCGTCTTGTACCTTTCGCATTTCATCAACGGCGGTCTGGCTATAAATTCCCCACTCGACACCCTTCGCTAGTAAAAATTCAGTTTCTTCTATTGATAATCCATCAATAGCTAATTGTTGTTCAAGATACCCCAAAACTATTCTATGAGTTGCGAGTAAATGTTCATCTGCATTCTCTTTGGCTTTATTGGAGTTTTCTTCGATCTTCGCGTCAAGTTCGCTAATAACTTGTCCGGTCTCTAAATATCCCTGTTTTACTTTTAACGCACGTTCTTCTAATAACTTAGTGCGCTCCTCTATGAGTTTATTAGCGGTCTCATTGTATTCTTTTTCGGCAGCCGTGAAGCTGGCTGTCATGGATAGCATTGACTTTCCAAGCCTGGTTATGTCCTCTATCATTTCATCGGTTGCAGTTATTTGTTTATTGGCACCGGAAACCCATTGATTGATAGTTGTATCCCAAACCATGCCGCTTGTTAAATAAAGCTCTGTAAGCCTTTCCATTTCATAAATCTGTTCTTGTATTTTTATTATTTCTTCGTCTCTTATTCCAAGTCCATATTTCTGCATTGCCCAGTTATAGTTTTGACCGCTAATTTTTACCGCACGGGCATATTCCATTTCGGCTTCTTTTGCATCTGCCGCGTTTTCCCAGTTATTAGCCCAAAAATCATTCCACTGCCTCGTAATAGTAGTAGCGTCTTTTCCTAGAATCTCTTTATAGTTTTCCCAGGCAACGTTAAGTCTGTTAGTTCCATCACTGGCTTTTTCCATCGCTTCAGCAGTACCGCCAACTTGCTTTTCAACTTCAGCAAGAATAATGGCCTGCGCTTTTGCAAGTTGATTAGTTTCTACAAATCCTCTAATCTGTTCTTTTTGGACTTCAGAGAATGTAACGCCCGATCTTGATAATGCAGTCACGCCCTTGATAGGATCGTTTAATGCCTTGCCTAATTGTAAACTTGCAGAATCCAGGCTCCCGAAAGTTGTCTGTAAATCCAAGGCGGCTCTCATAGCCCGCGGGAATTCATCTTTTCCAATATTCCTAAAGGTGAGCATCATTGATTGAGCGTTGGCAATCGCTTCGTCATCAATGCCTGTTTTCTTTGATTCAATCGCAGCCATTTCACTTAATTGTTTGGCAGTTACCCCGGCGGCGTATCCAGTCGCTTTAAGGATAGCCTCTTGTTTTGCCATAACAATATTTGACTCATTGGCGGCTTGTTCACACTCTTTAATAAACTGTATTGTCTTTTGAAGTGCCATTCCCGCAAAAGCAATTCCACCGGCCATGCCAAATGAAACGCCAGTCAACGCCTTAAATGAATCACCCAAAGCACCCGTACTCTTTGTCCCCTCTTTAGAGAATTTTTGAGTATCGGTTTTAGCTTGAGTAAGTCCTTTGTTATATTCAGACTTATCCAATATGAGTTTAGCTACAATACGTGCGGCTTCGGTTGCGGACGTTGTCATTTAACTCCAAAAGCCCTTTTAGCTTCGGCTCGTAGTTCTTCTCTGTGATCTTTACGGTATTGTTTTAATTCTTCTGGAGTCATATCGTTAATATCGTCCTCATACAATTTATAAATACTTTTCATGTCTCGCATGAAATCTATTGCCTTGAATTGTTTTTTACCCTTATGTGCAATAGTCCACATTTCAGCAAGCGTTTTTCCAAAACGGTATTCTTGCTCTTCCCAGCCCCACGGCTCTAATAGGTACATAAGTTCCCATTTATGATATTCTGGAGCCGGGAGCGCCCTCACCTCACTTATTGATTTTTTGAGGTGAGCACCCAAACGCATTTCAAATATCTCATTCGGGTGCTCTAAGAGTTTTTTAGTTCTTCTTTGATCGCCTTTCCAAGTTTCTTCGCAGCTTTTGCATCACCAAGCATGTTAGAAAACTTAAGAATTTCATTAGCAACCCAGCCGATGAATTCACCTGATTTTTTATCAAGTTCTTCAATATCGGAAGGTGTAAACATGATCGTCCCGGTTGAATCACAGATACCACGAGAGCAGATCCATGAATCATTACCATAAAGCCCGGTCATATTGGTTTCATAATTACCGTTTATCATTTTGCTATCAAAGAACTTTCGTTTAAGGTACGTATCCTGATCACCCCTTGAAAGTTGTCTGATAAAAATCTTTTGACCGCCCCACGTAGGGATAGTATCAGGGACGGTCAATTCCTTATGGTTAATGTCAACCATTGCCAAAATATCATCACGAGTTAAAGCCATTTAAAGCCTTTCTACTAAGACCAGGTTGGTTCGCCTGATACAACGATTGTTCCCGACAAAGTACCCTGTCCTGCTAATGGAGTTTCAGGACTCAAAGCAGTTAAGTGTCCAGCGAACGAAACCGTACCTAAAGAATCAGGTAAAACGAGTCTCCAGTTATGATTTACGTTATCTTTGTAGCATTCCCATAATCCGGTACTTTCGTCATGGGTAGCGTTGTTAGGCAACCAGTTTGCTTTGAACGACAAACTACCGCCGTCTTTTAATCCTGGAATCCTTTCACGGAATCTATTCGTACTTGAATGATTGGTTACATCATAAGATTCCTTTGTCATCTGAGGCGGTTGAATTTCTGTCAATTCCGCAATAGAAGTAAAGGTTTCAGATGTTGCGCCGTCACCAAGTTGTAACGCAGTTCCAAAAGCCCAAAATGCACTTGATACCATAGTATGCTCCTTTAGTTAGGATACCCAGCGGGTAATCTAATAACAGCTACTTTCAAATCAGCATCACTTACAGTAATTCTGACTTTTCCTGACGTATCCTTCCAACCCAGATTATTGGTTAATCCGATTGGGAAAATAGCGTATTCTCCTATTCCAACTGAATAGGTTGTAATGTCACCTGTTCGGTTCTTTTCATCTACGACACTTGTAATGGTGATCGTAGTGGCTCCGGCATCCGTATTCTTAACTATTAGAAGATCTCTGCCAGTGCAAACAAAAGTGTCTCCATCTGTAATAGTTCCGGCTGCGAAAGTAAAATCAGCTAATCCGGCTCCTACGGCTGCGAACGGTGCAAGCATTTGGTAAGGTACAATTGCGGTCGGGTCTGCCATATTATCATCTCCTTAATTAGGATACCCAACGGGTAATCTAACGACTGCGCAAAGTATGTTTGCACTTGAGGGTGTCAACTTAATCTGACTGGATGAATTTTTCCATCCTTGAGAATTAGTCAACCCTTGACTGAATACCGCGTGATCGTTCGCTGCCAAAGAATAAGAGGTAATGTCCTCGGAGCGTCCTTTTTCGTCATCGGCACTTGAAATAGTGAGGGTATTTGTCCCTTCACCATTAGCAATTAGGATCACCTCCCTTCCTGTACAAGTGAATACGTCACCCTCTGTAACCGTCAACGCCGTGAATGTCAAATCAGCAGAATTGGCAGTTAATGGGGTCGCCGGAAACGGTGATAAAAGCTGTTGAACTACAATTGCCGTAGCTGTCATACTAATACTCCTTTACTAATTTGTTAAACATTTTTTCTTGTTCACTTTTTGGAAAATGAGTAATGACGTGTAAAATCATTTGATCTTTGTCATCCTCAAAATGACCACAATTTTTACATTTCAAAACATCCTTAACTCCCTTCCAGGTTGTAACTTGCCAATACTCCCGGCGCGCCCCTGGCTTTACGTCTGCCACAATCGCTTTCTGGTTGACGGTCTCAATTATCTCTAACGGTTGTTCGCTATAAAGAGAAATGTCCGGGGTAATCGGTTTTACTTCTTGTTTTCTATGTCTACTCATATCAATCCTTTCAATCGTTGGTTGCTACGTTTATCTCAAGAATTCGTCTATAAGATTGTTGATCGGGGTCTTTTGGAACCGACGCGGTATTTACAAAACAATATCCCACGTTGACCTCACCCATCATTCCTTTATACCCATCTAAGGCATCAAATAAGGTTCGTTTTGCCAAATCCACTCCTGCGATGTCATCGTCTATAACATCACATTGGACAAGAACTATACGCCCCGCACCGCCCTTATAATGATGCTGCGTAGGACTTACAACTTCCCACAAATAAGCATAGGGATATGTTTGTCCATCCGGTACGTCATCACCAGTAATCCTGTGTCCAAATAACGCGGTCACGGTCGTATTGAGCATTAGAAAAGTTAAGATGTTCGGTATTATTTCCATTTATTGTTTACTCTTCCAGAAAACTCTTTTTGCATTGCATCAATTGTTTTCCTATAATCTTCACGCACTGTTGGTCTAATAAATGGGTGAGGACGGTTGCCAGAAGTGGTAATAAACCCGCCATCTTTTCTCTTGTAAACCCACGGCGTTTTCCTACCCTGTCCATTTTCTGCATAAATACCCGTTCCGTATTCTTGATAGACCGCGTGAGGTGCATCCGATCCAATATCATCCTCAATCTTTTCATTTGACGCTTCTACAATGTGAGATTGTATTTTTTCAATCAATTCTCCTGTGTCGCGTGGTGCACGTTGCCTCATTCCAGTTTTCAAAACTTCAGCTCCGGCTTGTTCAATTTGTGAGAACTCGCTAATGCTAAAATTCAACAAGGATAATTTTTTTTCAATCTCTTTGGTGTCAAAGATTATTGTCATACTGACACCGCCTTTAACGCTACAACGTACCCAAAATCACCTCGTGGCATGATTCCAACAATTTCAAAAGTTTTGTCTGAATAACTCTCGTTTCCAAATCTCTTAGTTATTTTGAAACTGTCACCTTTAGTTGGTTTTGTATTAAGTCTGACTTCGGCTTCGATATTTTCAAGGTCAACGTGATCCTTCCAAATCTCTCGACTAGGTTTATCTGTAAATGAACATTCAACAGGCACGTTAGAAGTTGTCATTACCTCATGGTTGTAAGTATCAAACGTTCCAGTTCCAACAGACTTGATAATGTATCCAGAATCGCTATACATTAACTGTTTAGTTGCTCTCGATAATTGAGCTACAAGTCTGCTATTTGGTAACATCATGCCCCGCCCGATGGATCGGTGTAATGAGAGCCGTCAACTTCTTCGCTGGAATACTCATAACTATCCGCTCTGTGAGCGTGTGTTATGGTACAAGTCGCGGTTGCAGTAGGAGCCACGCCATATTTTTGAACCTTCAACTTCAATAGGTTTTCAAAAGCAGTTCTAGCTTGCCCGTTCGTAACTGACATCCAGTCCAGACGAAAATCAGGAATAGACAATTGAGTAATGATGTATTCGATGCAATTAACCACGGCTTGACCAATCGAAGTAGTTAGAAAATAGTTGATTGTTTCGTCCTCAAGGTAATGCCCTTCGGAATTAACGTCACCTATTTCAAATCTAACTTTTGCCAGGTCGGTTGCGAGTGTGTTATCAAAAGTGAAAGTCATTGTTAGTCCGTAAGCGTGTAAGACGCGGCTAAAGTTCCGGTAGGCGTGCCGTCGTTATTAGATCCACCTTGAGTGAATTTCATTAGTCCAATACCTTGCACATTGAAAGTCATGTAACTTGACTTATTAGCAGTCAACGTGATCTTAGTGTCAGTCAAGGTAATAGCACCGCCAGTAGCGGTTCGTTCGGCGTAAGGATAGGCAGTACCGCCAGGTTCCATTAGAACCGAAGGGGTAATAATCAATCCGGTCTCGTTACCCTTGACATAATCAAAATAAAGAGTGAGGTATTCTTTACCTCTACAATCTATTTCACTACCTATCAAAGTTTGAGTTGTTTTTGCAATTACGGTTGCGGCCTGTAAGACAGCGTTCATTTTTTGCCTTCCTTTTCAGGCGAATCTGATTTTTTTAGCCAATATTCACATTCAGCTATTGCGCCAATATAAGCATTCAGGTTCGCCTGTAATTGAGTTATCTGCGCCTTAGTTTGTTCTTTTTCGTTATTCAATAAACTAAGTCTGTCTTGCAACTCTTGTTTTGTCATTATCGCCCTTATGCAATAGTTCCGGCTTCTATATAAAGAGTTGATCCGCCAACATCAATTGCAATTT